TTGTTTGCTGCGCAAGGGCGTTCAACCTTCTGCTGTGCGCCGGCACGAATCGCATCAAGGTCAAGCCCAAATGCCGCACATGCGTCAGCCAGGCTGTAGCGCACAGATAAATCGCTGTGGTGCGTCTTTACCTGCCAATCGCCAGTGTCGCGCTGTTTTGTGTTTGAGCCGATTGGCAATCGCACATAGCGCACAATGTTGTTGCCGCTGGGGTCTGCTTTTATGAGCCTGGCCGCGGCCATTGCTTGCATGACCAGATCGACCAGAGCCTTGTCTGCACAATCTGGATCGTCCTGATCCAGCAGGACACAGAGTTGAAATTTGTTCGGTGATGTTTCGATGCTGTAGCTGAGCTGGCCGACGACATCTGCAGGGTTGGCATCGTCAGCGATTAACGCATTCAGTCTTACAAAAAACTTTTTAGTCCGCTTAAATTTGCCTGACGCGTCCAAGCCAGTAAGCGTCGATGGCATAAAGAACGTATTGAGCGCGCCGGCGCTGTCGATCCAAGCAATGAGACCAGGCTTATGCTGCCAAATACGACCAGACCAGGCATCGCCAGCCGCTTTATTAGGATCAACCGCAAATGCAGCCACCCAGCCGTAGTGGTCTGGCAACAGATCGCCATAGACAGCACGCAGTAGATCGCTGTTTTTCATGGCTTTTTATCGTATTGTAGTAAGATCGAAAATCTTGATTTTGATATTGGTTTTCTCAGCGTGGCGCCTGATTGCTTTCCAGTGCCAGTGGGGTATCATCCCTCCTGTCCCGTTTTTGTTTACAGGCGCAAGCCAACGCGAAACTGCGCTAGGAGAAATCTCCAGCAAGCGCGCAGTAGAACGAACTCCTCCAAGCAATTTTACTATGCGAAAAGCTGGTTCTTTTTTGTTCTTGAATTTCGTTTGCATCTAGTTTATTTCCACCAATTGCGGATAACTACTCATGTTGAGATTATCCCAACACTAGCCATTCAAACTGAACTGGTCAAACTGTGAAAAGCAACTTTGATTCTAGTTGGTTCAAAAAACAATTAGCTGCAAACGGCATTAGCCTGCGTGAGCTTGCGCGGAAGATGAATCTGGATGCGTCTGCTGTCAGCCTAATGCTGCGCGGACAGCGCAAGATGACGATGGCAGAGTGCAAAGAGCTCTCGGGACACCTTGGTCACAAGATGTCTGAGATCATGCGCGCTGCCGGCATCGAGAACACAGACGATGGTGTGCGCCTGACAATAACTATGTTTGTCGATGCCCAAGGCTATGTGAAGAACTTGCCAAAGTCTGGAGCAAACAAGACCCCGATCTTTGCACCAGCTGACATCCCCCGCGGCGCAAGTGCCTTCCAGATCCGCGCAGCCGGCACCTACTGCGACGCCTGGATTGGCTTTGTATTTGCGGCGGTTGAGGCTGCTGAAACCTGCGTTGGTCGTTTTGGTATCTGTACGCTGGCAGACGGCGAGCACATCTTGGCAACGATTACCCGCGGATACGCACCGCGGACATACACACTGACCCCGCCGGTTGGAAAACCGTTAGCAGATCAGAAGATTACAGAAGTTGCTTTGGTGCCTTGGCTCAAACCCAGCTGACGCCTTTTTTTTATAATAAGCGTTGAGATAATCGCCACATAAACAACATCGCACAACAGGAGGCGCGCTTGAGTGTCGAAGAGTTAGCCGGCCACTGGCTGAAAGCCAAAACAGACGAGGCGAACGCAAACGCCAGGCGTCTCGAGGTCGAGGATCAGCTGCTGAAGCTGCTGCCAGCGAAGGAGGAGGGTCGGATAAGCCACACGCTTGAAAACGGTTGGAAGTTCTCAAGCACCGGCAAGCTTTCCTACAAAGCCGATATCGAGAAGCTAAAGCTGCTTACGCTGAGCTGGCCGGCTGAGACCAGGCCAATCAAAACAAAGATTGAGGCTGATGAAAGCATCCTGCGACAAATTAGAACAGAGCGCAGAGACCTCTGGCAGAGCATAGCGCCGGCCCTGTCAGTCCGACCCGCCAAAACCTACGTAACAATCGAGGTGCCAGATGGCGTTTGATATCAAAAGCATTCAGAAGAACACGGCCTCAGCAGCGCCGCGCGTCATGCTTTACGGCGTGGAGGGAATTGGCAAAAGCACGTTCGCCGCTGGTGCCCCGTCCCCAATCTTTATCCTGACGGAAGACGGTCTGGGCTCTCTTGATGTTGAGCATTTCCCGCTTGCTACAAAAGTCTCTAACGTTCTTGACGCTATAACGACGCTTTATTCTCATGGATCAAAATACAAAACCGTCTGCATCGACAGCCTGGATTGGCTCGAGGCTATGATTTGGCGTGAGGTGGAGGCCAAGCACGATGCGAAAGACCTGGCGTACGGCCGCGGCGCCATCATTGCTGCAGACAAATGGCGTGATGTTTTGGAGGGATTAAACGCCCTGCGCAATGACCGCGGATATTTGGTAATTCTCATCGCGCATTCAACTATCAAGACCTTCAACTCACCTGAGGTAGAGCCTTTCGATCGTTACCAGCCAAAGCTCCAAGACAGGTCTAGCGCGCTCATACGGGAATGGGCGGACGCAGTGCTTTTTGCCAATAGCCGCACAATCGTTAAAAAAGACGAGGGCAAATTCAATAAGACTGTGGCACGCGGCGTTAGCACAGGTGAACGCATGCTCTTCACCAGCGAGAAACCAGCCTACATGGCTAAGAACAGGTATGCGCTGCCAGAAAGCATCCCGCTTAATTGGGATGCGTTTGCCGAAGCCATCAAACCCAGAAAGGAATAAACCCATGCCCGTTTTTAATTACGAACTTACAGATGACGACGGCGATAATAATTTTGGAGGCAAGAAAACCTTTGAGCCGCTTAAGCCCGGCACATATCAGGCAATGGTTATTGCTACCAAAGTGAAAAGGACAAAAAAAGACGATGGTGAATTTGTAGAGTTAGAGTTCCAGATCATCGATGGCCCATCTGCAGGTCGGCGCCATTGGGAGCGTTATAATCTTGAAAACCCAAACAAGAAGACTGAGGCTATGGCAGCAAAGCAGCTGGGCTGGGTTTGCAACGCTGTAGGTGTGAAAATCAAAGAGATGAAAATCACAGAGCAATTGCACGATATTCCAGTAAATCTGGTGCTTGATATTGATTTTAAAGACCCGACAAAAAACCGCATCACTGAATGCCACCCGATATCTAGCGCACAAAAGCCACCACAGAGCTCAACCAAGAAACCTTGGGAGCGCAGCTAGATGTCGGACCTGCCGAAAAGTCAGCACAGAACCGAGCTCAAGATCTATGACTGGTATGCAAGCCAGCGGCAGACGCCGCGCCAGCACCTGGGCGCATCAATCATAGGCCACCCTTGCGATCGATATCTGTGGCTGACTTTTCGGTGGGCTGCTGAAGATAAATTTGAGGGACGTATTCTCAGGCTGTTTGGAACAGGTAAGCGCGAAGAGGCGCGGGTGTTTGAAGAGCTGCGCGCCATTGGCGTTGAAGTACACAGTGAAGAAAACGGAAGCCAGATTAATTGCAGAGACGAGACTGGTCATTTTGGGGGCAGCGTTGATGCGATTGTACGTGGGTTACCAGAGAGCCCAAAAGCTTGGGCTGTGCTTGAGATCAAGACGCACAACACGCGATCTTTCGCTGACGTTAAAAAGCGCGGAGTGGCTGATTCAAAGTATCAACATTTTGCACAGATGCAGATCTATATGAGCCTGCTGAAGCTACAGCGCGCACTGTATTTTGCGGTCTGCAAAGAAACCGACGAGATCTATACCGAGTGGGTGCATGCAGACAAAGATGTAGCAGTGAGTCTGTCTCAAAGGGCTGAAAGTATTGTCTTTGCCAAAGAGCCGCCGGCCAAGGTCAGCAGTGATCCCGCCTATTACTTGTGTAAAATGTGTCCCATGTACGGACAATGCCACAACATGCAGACAGCCAGCGTAAATTGCAGGACATGCGCAAATGTTACACAAAATTGTAATGGTTCTTGGACTTGTGAACATCACAATATTACTGTGCTGGGACTTAAGAAGCAGCAGGAGGGCTGTGATGAGCACTTATTTATACCTCCTTTAATCCCTTACGGACGCGCCAGTGACGCCGGCCTGGGTTGGATCGAATACGAACACTTAGATTCTGGAAAAACTTTTAGAAACGGTTCTGCTTTTTACAAAAGTTCAGAGCTTTCTATTTCGCCTGCAGAGGTCATCTCCGATCCCTTTATAGCGAAACTAAAAACCGAACTTAAAGCGACGATCACTAAAGTTTCAAAGAAGCCGCGCAAAGCGGTTGATTTAAGTGCTGTCGATAAATTTTTCGATGATCCAATTCCTTTTTAGTCAAATTTACTGGGGTGGTTATGTTTTCCAAAAGTGTGAAGTCTGCGTTATTTGATAAAACATTTAGTTTTGTTTTGGATTTCAGTTCGATTCCAGTTGAAGAACTGGATACACATTTCATCAAACTAGAGTTCAAACGATTGAGAGATGAAGCATTTAATTTAGTGGTGCTAATGGAGCGCGCGACTCCAGAACACGTCTCTAGGCACACACCCGTTTTGGTCGAAACAACGGGGGGGCGGGGTGCTTCTTGACGGGCAGAACTAGTCGAAACAAAGGCGCCGGCGCCGAGCGAGAGTTTACCGCTATCGTGAACGCCGCTCTTGGCACCAACGTCGCGCGCAAGCTGGGCCAGGCACGCGAGGGCGGTGATGATGTGCAGCTGGGCAATTACAGGATCGAGGTGAAGCGCCGTGAGACGCTCTCGATCATGGCCTGGTGCCGGCAGGTGGAAGCCTGCTGCGCAGAGGGCGAAGTGCCAGTTGTGGCCTTTCGTCAAAATAGCCAGGAATGGCGTTGCGTGCTGAAATTGAACGATCTTTTGACTCTAATTAAGGGGCTTGATTTATGCCTGTAGTGTTGAGAAAATCAGAACA